CTGAGATGAGATAATCATTAAAGCCTAACAAAGGCATCCTCATCAAAAACAACTGAGTAATCCAATTTAAGGATTTTCTCAACAGCGGAACTGGTAATAATATGACCGATTTCGACTGACCTTATGGCATGCACCAATTCTTCTTGCTCGCCAGCAACAAATGAATACATTCTAGCAAAGCTATCAGCATCCACTGTCCATTCTGACAAGTCCTCGTGTTTATACTTCACGTGTTTGAGGCTCAAGGAAATGTATTCCTCTGTTGCCACTCCACCACTAAAGGTGGGTAATACATTAAACCTCTCACGAAGCGCATCCAATATAGGGTTGTGTGGTTGGTGTTTTAGACCGGATACGACCACACTCATATACCGATTGGCAACCTCCTTGGGATTCATGTCAGTAAATTCACGAGTACTGACACCAATACTAGCTGCACAAAACTTACTATCAGTGGTACCAAAACCACGCATATATGTTCCGACTGCCAGGAGGTGTTTCCATGCTGTGCCATAAATGGGATGATGGCATAACACAGGATGGTTTTTGAGGAACAAACCCTGTTCCTTACACTCGTTGTGGACTATAGTTAATCGGTGTCCAAAAGTGAAAGCAGATAAACCAACAATCTGCTCAATAGAGTGACTCTTGTAAAATAATGACAAGAGCCTCGTTAGGGTAACAGCAATACAACCAGAAATATTACCATTATTAAAAGATGTCCATGAATGGCCACTAGCCATTATGGGTGTACAAGGAGTAACAACGATTCTCTCTTGTTTGTTGCTGGGATTAAGGATTTGTAGTGGCAACATAGTTAATGACAAAATTTCTTTGATCAATGCATCCCAATCCTGAGCAATGTATGCTCCCAACAACCACGTGCCAACTCTCTGGTTTGAATCGCACGATGCCATATCAGTTTCTACTTGAATCCAGTGGCCGTCCCAAATGGCAGTCATGATTGAATCATCACCACAAGCACAGATATAAACTGTCCTTGTACCACATAGCCTATCCATATCTTCAAAGCATTCTGAAATCTCTGTCTCCGAAGGGTATGTCACTAATTTATAAACACAGGTCCAACCATCATGTTCAAATTCGTAATACCCCCCACCACACTTAGTGATAGCAGCAAGATGAGGTGATATCATACACCCAGCATCATAAGCACCAGTAATCCGGGCTCGCTTC